TGATGGTGAGCGTGATGTTCACCAGCTCGAAGAGCATCGGTGTTTCGTTGGAAACCGTGAGGTCCTTGATGGTGATGAACGGCTGATGGTCGGTTATGGTGATTTGAGGAAATTCACACTGTTGATGTTGTGGTAGTGGTGGTAGTTGTCCAAGGTCTAACATCTTCCCCAACATCAAACACAGTCACACTAGGGTATCTACGCTTCTTTTTTACTTCAACCCTAAAATATTCATCATACGAAAGTTTTAATCTATCAAATACCCGAACCCCTACACTATTAGGTACATAAAGTTCATGATTTTCAATGCCCAATAGACCAATTTCCTCATCCGTTTCAAGATCATGCCCATGCAAAGGTGTGGTTAAAAGACAATCAAATGATTCCTCAATAAGAGTCCAAATAGTTCGTGTACGGTAAGTCTGAGGGCTCCTAAACTCAGAAGGTCTAAGTAAATCAGCTTGAACATTTGTTTTATATAAAACACTATCATATCTATAAATTGCATTTTCAAATAGTAATGAAGTAAAATTCATCACCATGTATCTATCACCAGTAATATTAAATTCAATAATATCACCAGCTACAACTTCCGTTTCATAGGTCATCCATGCTTCTAAAAAGTATTCTCGAATAAAAGGCTTTGTGACCTGAGCATTTGGTTTAAAATACAGATATTCTCCAGTTACATTGCCAGCATCTCTTATTATAGTAAAAGCTGTGCCTACTTCATTAATAGCTTCTTCTATATCAGGACCAATTGTCATTATTAATCACTTTCATCCGGTGACAGTATAACTCTATTCTTACTAGAATATGTTATATCTCGACCTGTTATATCATAAGAAAAACCAGCATCTAACTTCTGACCAAAAAGTTGATAAGCTTCAGCATTAGCAAACTCATGAACATTGGCTTCCATAGCAGCTTCGAATTGCTCATCCATATATTTTATGATTTCTTTATAGTGATCAAAACGATGCTGTAAATTAATACCTTCAAATTTAAACTTATGGGATGCCTCAGTCCACAAATAAAAAAACAACTCTCTTTTAGATCGTTGTTTAACCCAATATTCTCTGAAACTGGTAGAGACAGGTAATGTCCATCCTGTCTGTCTAAGAGCATCAGCAATGCAATTATCTATATCACTAGAGGTTACTTTCGTATTTAACCCCTTAATCTCTTGTTCAATTAATTCTTTTAATTCTTGTTCGGTAAGACTCATTACTTTTTCCTTTTAGTGAGTTTCTTACGTTTTACAAGCTTTGATTTCTTTTCTGCCTCTTCCTTCTCGATTTTCTCCCTAACTTTAATTGTTGTGGCAGTCGATAAATCAGGGGTTTTCATTTCAGCTTCAGATACAAAGTCAAAATGCTTGACTTTTGGTAATGGGGGAGCATTTCCACTTAAAACAAGAACAGTGCCCCTTCGAAGTTTGATTTCAATTAATATTTCAGTAGGAAGGGGAGAGTTCAGAACTTCCCCTTCCAACCAGATTTTTTTACCTGCTTTCAAAGTTTTTAACATTTTTACTTTTACAGCTTCGATATTCTCTAACATATCGATTACCTCCTTACTACTCATTAAGCAGTAGTTGTTGTAGTTGAAGATGTAGTAGTACTTGAACTCAGAGTTTCACCTGTACGAACCTTGACATCTATTGTATAAATAGCATCACGGTTATACAGAACAGGCAAACCTTTATCCTGTGTACGAATCCAAACAGCTTCAGGATCCCACTCTTCATTACGGTCTGTATATTGACCATATTGTCTGCCAAGACCAAACGGGGCCTCAACATATTCGGCTATCGGTGAACCATCCACCGCAGACGCAAACATAACGAATTTATCATCAGGTATAAACGTCTTAGCCATTGTTACGTAGTCTTCACCAGCCTTATAAGAATTAGCCGGTGCCTGAGACAACTGTAAAGTATCAGTCTCATTTGCAATGTCCAAAATCCAACGGTCTTCGTAAGTACCAGCACTTTTGTCCCAAAAACGAACCTGTTGGCCCTCTTCAAAATCATGGGCATCATCAACAGTAACATAGGTTGTACTACCACCAGTAACCGCCGCAGTTAACCACGCTCGAACTTCATACATTTCATCGTAAACGAGGAAATTGGGAATATCAAGCAACTGAGAAATAACAGTAGGGTTAACCCCCATGAGATTATGCAAACTCCCACCGTAAAGGTTATTTTCACCCACCATAAAAGCTTGACGTTTCAAAATATCCCTAATTGTGCTATCAGCAGCAAGATACTTAAGAACAGTACTGTTACAAATAGCATGACTAACATATGAACCACAATCACGATTAACCTTGATTTTGGCATCCCTAATATCGCCAAGAATATCAACACTTGCACCAGCATCCCAACTTGCAGCGGCTGCTAATGTGACTCTATGGTCAGAGGGTATCGCATAGTCTACAGTGGCTTTAAAACCACCTTTGACATTGTACGAAAAACCATTACCAAAAAGCATTTGTGCAAACATCCATTCCTTACGCCGATTAGATCGGTTAGAAAGTAAGGCGAGTTCCCTTGCCAGTTTAGATTCGGCAGCTTGATATGTTGCTGTAGTACCAGGCTGACGTAGGTTATTCAAAAACTCCTCATCCAACTGCATCTTTTCTTTCCAGTATGCAGCTTCAGCAACGTGTTGAGCAATCCCGTGGGGTGCGGTCGTAGGTGCGGGAGCACCAGGGGCCACAAACGGGGTCATGCCTCTTCCACCTCTTTGAGATTCCCATTTGATTGTACTTGAATCATTAGGGCTTGAACCAAATAAAGCAGACAACACAAGATTTGGAGCGGCTTGAAAAGTAGTCATAAAACCTTGCAATACTTCAAGCCTAAGAATTGGTATATCACTTGCACCTCTAGGCATATTATCTCACCTCCCTTCTATCTGATCATGAGCAGTTGTCCAATACTGGTGGCGCTAAGATCAGTCTTGGAAGCCGCATCAATATTTGTAAGCATTCCTTCGTACAGAAGAACATTGCCAAGAATTACATCGACATTGGCACCTTGAGAATTAACACCTGTACCAGTATCAACAGTTTTTTCCAGAATCGCAATAGCGTCTGAATATAAATTACCGGAAGTTCCCGCTTCAACAAGAATATGCGCTTTACGTGCAGTGGTAAAGGCAGTGCCTCCAATGGCAGTAGTAAACGTAATAACTGCTAAATTAGGATATGTTGTGCGGTCTATCGCAGTAATAGCCCCTACATTTTCGGCAGTGGTCGTATCGTCATTGATAATAACATCATCACCAACGGCAAACTTGTAGCTGTCATTCATAGAAACATGAACAAACTTATCAGTAGTACCAGAATTAGCCACAAGATACGCCCTACCCGGATGGTCTTCAGCCCCTGTAAAACTCGTGGGGTTATACGGTAAAAGCTTACTTTTTCCACCCGCAGCAGACAGATTCTTAGAAAGAACCGTACCTGCTTTCAACAACCCATAACCAGCTTGGATTGTCATGTCTGTCCTCAACGCTGCCATGGGTTCAGATTTGTAAAGACGTTTATAGTCATCCTGAACACCATACAGAATATGAGGGGTATCACCCATTCGACTAGCCATACATATCACCTCCTAACGATGAAATCTTTTATTTTTTTTCAATCTTTTGACCTGCTTTTTCAAGCAAGTGACTTGTAAGAGCCTCATTCTCAGCCAATTCTTCCTTGTTGGAGTCTTTATCGACCTCTTTTTCAGAAAAACCAGCCCCCATAACCTCATCGGTAGCACCAAGATCTACCCAGGATGTAATCTCATTGTCAATGGCCTCACTAAAAGCCTCAACGTCAAATTTACCACCCTCATCAACAAATTTGGTATGGCTGACATGCTTTTTGACCTTACTATAAAGGCTTTCAAGCACTTCACTTGCAGCCAACTTAGCCATCCAAATTCTATCAGCCTTTGCCGCAAGTTCTTTCTGACTTCGAATCTCATCCTTCTTCTCAAGCTTCAGAACCGTTTCACTCAAGGTGTCGTTTTGATCTTTGAGTGTGTCAACCTCAGCCGTAAAAGATGCTTCTTTATCAGCAAATTTCTTTTCAGTAGCCTTAACAGCCGCATCAGCCACTTGCTTATAAAGATCTGGGTGTTTTTCCTTCAATTCGTTTATGTCCATGCTCTTTGACACCTCCTTTCTTTTAACCAACTTTTTAGTTTGACCGTTGCCTTTGGCTTCGGTAGTTATCTCAGCAAATTCACATTCTTCCAATTCCGATTTGCTGAAAGCTGAAGATTGGGTTTTTGAATCCCAACCAAATACACAGACTGACATTTCTTTGAACTCACAAGCTCTCCAAATAGTACCAGGGCCTTTCATCGTAAACCCATTAACTTTAGCTGTGGCCCCTTCTTCAAGACGTTCAATATTTGAAGGTTTGGCATAAATACTCGACTGAAAAGGGAACCCCTTCTCAGAATTATCAATAAACTCATTAGCAGCATCAGTATCCATAAATTGAGCATTATCAGGGGATTTCAACTTACCGTCTTCAATCACAGGTTTACCGATGACAGCAATCTTTTTATCTGTCATATGCTCTTCAAGAACAGGATACTTACTTTGAGCAAACTTCATACCATCAAGATCGATAGCAAGGTTATCCCAATACCAATGGCCTTTAATTATGCCCCCCGAATAAGCAACCATTTTAAGCATAGGTTTTTTCTTTTTTTTACCATCTTCTCCTTCTGTTTCGGCAAATGAAACAAGAGCATGGCAACCCTCTTCGACAAACCTCAATGCACCTTTCGGTAATTTTTGATCTTCCATGATTCCCCCATTCTGTTTGTATTTAGACCAACTAAATTTTGAGTTTGCTATTCTTATTGCTTTCGGGGCACACGTTTTATCAGTACCCCCTTTCTTTATACAATCATTCAAAATACCATTTGCTATCTTAACCCAACGTTTTTTCTGTGTGGGTGTAAGTCCTTTTTTATGACTGTTCACATCAGATGGTTTAAACGGCATTTTATTCCCCCTGATTTACTTATCAGTCCTCCTATTCCCATTTTTAGCTATATATTTGGGGTCCCTGAATAAATAACTTTTAACAAATCTTCTAGTAAGTACAAATGCAAGTACAATAAAAACTATTGCTTCTGGTCCTACTCTAAAATCCCACCAAAACCCATCTGTAAAAGTGTAATAAGATTCAGTCCCCCTTTTAGATCGTGCCACCACTGACATAGCTATCGCACCAAACCTTGTTGCAAATAAACACATCACTATAATATAAACTTCTGATACATGCCCTTCTTCTCGCTTTGTCATAATTAACCAAACGATAAACAATAAAAGATTATACATAATAGCAACACCAGCTATTTTATATGAAACTATAGTTAAATCAAGATCCATTATTTCTTCCTTTGATAAACATTCCCATTATCACATTCTATTATACGTTCAACTTTAGGCTTACAAGTCAACATCCACCTATCATCCCCATTGACTGTTGCAGCAAGTTTATCAGTTCTATCTATAGTATTTAATAATTCAGGATCTAAACCAAAAACTCTTATAAAAAATAGTTTGAAAGGGTTCATTGGTCATCCCCCTGACTTTGGTTAT